CTATGTGGAGGCCGATATAATTTCAGCCAATGGAATATATCGAATATCGTCATCTAACATCAACTTAACTCGACGTGCAGGAACGTCTAGACCCACAACCACACCGGATACATGCACATCATCGAACGGATTGAACACCACTAAATCAACGGTGCAACTACTGCTATAAGATTCGCCCAATATAACACTGATCTGTTGAATCTCCTGCTCATCTAATTCCGGTTTCACGCGTCTTTTCTGCTCCTGAATGTGAGCCAACCATGCTTCCCTGTGCTCGGGCAAAATCATCCGCGAAGATTCAAATAATCCGTTTCCTGCCAACTTGATGCTCATGCTAACCCCTCCTTAATAATCAGTCCAATAACGTACATCGTTTGACCGTTCTGGCGCTTTAGGTATCTGCGGCTTTTCGCCTTCACGCTCCCAGCCCTCCAAGATGACGATATTAGCCGTGTTCGACTTATCATCCCATTGTATGTAACGCTCAGCTATGAGCACATCCAAAGCCGCCATAACGTCCGGCTGCTCCTTACCTGTCTTGTTCATCAGCTCATCTATGGTAGGGAACACACGCCGTACACCTTTGTAGTTATATAAGATCCGTAGTACCTTGCGTTGATAATCCGTAAGCATATAATCACCTCGGGTTTATTATATGCGAACACACGTTCTTTTATCAATAACAAAAAAAGACATCTCCAGCATTATGCCAGAAATGCCTTCCTCTCTATTCAATTACAAACTGTATCCGGGCACCATCCGGATAATCACTGAGTTGGTGACCGACCCAACTTCCTGCACCTCGGTTATCTTTTGGGCTTATGTGCTTAATGTGCGCACCCTCGCCACCCTCGGCACACATCGCCATGGGCCATTCATCACGATCATAGCCCTTCTTCGTATCTACACCTCGCAGCGACAGATCACGGTTATTGTCCGCACCATCACGGTCAATCGTACAAGTGTCAGAGTGTCCAGCTGCTACAGCCTCTTTAATGTGTAGAGCTGTTTCGGGATAGCGCTCTGATGGGAATGTGATGGTGTAGTCTGGTGCCTTTTGCTCGATTTGCGTTACCTCTGTGCGCGGCTCTACGTTATAAACACCAAAAGCCACCGCTGCCGCAATAATTAAACCTATTATGTACTTAACCAACCTATACACCTCCACATGAATAATGCCCCGCCAGCTGAAGCGCTAACGAGGCATATTACCGATGCTTTCGGATTATATGTCTATAGTAATGCAATTCGACAGTTTTGTAAATTGTTTCAAATAATTCTAGAAACATTTTCCTAGGTCTGATAGACTAACTTTATCTAATACATAGGAGGAAATACCTTGGAAAAGAAACCGATTTATAAGAAGTGGTGGTTTTGGCTTGGAATCATAGTAGTTATCGGATTAATTGGTAACATGGGCGATAAGGAAGCGAAACCGAGTGCGACAGCGTCCGAAGTAGTAACTCAGCCTAAAGCTGAAACCGTATCTACAGAACAAACGACTGAGGACAAAGAAAAAGCTGAAGCTGAAAAAAAAGCTGCGGAAAAACAGAAAGCAAAAGAAGAGGCTGAGGCTGCTGAATTAGCTAAAAAGGAAGCAGAAGCAAATAGCGTTCCGCGAGAATATAGAGCGGCATTGGAACAGGCACAATCCTACGCCGAAATGTTGAGCATGTCAAAAAAAGGTGTCTATGATCAATTAACATCCGAATACGGTGGTAAATTCGATAAAAAAGCGGCTCAATACGCAATCGACAACCTTGATGTTGATTGGAAAAAGAATGCATTAGAACAGGCAAAGTCATATGCGGAAAGTCTCAGCATGTCGGATTCGGCCCTTTATGATCAATTGATTTCAGATTACGGCGGGAAATTCACTAAGGAAGAAGCTCGATATGCAGTGGATAACTTAGAATAACAAAAACAAGGCCCTACCAGCTAATTGCTGATAGGGCCTTTTGTATTCCCAATCGCTTGGGATTATTGTACTGTATCCAGTGTTCCTGTTCTAGACTTTTGATCCCACGTGATTTTGGCACCTGGGATGTTGTCGCCTATCTCACGCAATGGTGCCCAAAGTCTACCCTCGATGATCCTTGTATCCTTCAACCTTTTGCCATTCACCAGCGCGGTGCCTTCTTCCGCTTGCTGGTCCTCTTTATCATCAGGTTTATTGAATAGCTCAAGCTCGGCCTGTCTACGTCGCACTAGACCATTCAAGACGTTTCCCCCTGCCTTGTTATACTTGGTGATACTCGCGGCAATCTGTGCCAATGTGCGGCCGTTACACAACTGTTTCAGATTTCCAGCACCGCAGTTATAGCAAAAGCTCGTAAGCGCATCGAATTGGTTCTGATTAAGCTTGTCCGTCACAGGGACGTAAGACGGGTTATTGACGTATGCCTCGTATTTGGCAAGATCAGCAACCAGCATAGCGTCAGCCTGTGCCTGTGTGATCTTCTGCCCCTGTTTTACATCCGGTCCAAAATGGCCCCAACCAATGGTCCAGTATTGCTCCGTTGATACTGGTTTGTATGCTGTGAGCTTGCATCCCTCAAACGATTTAATCAGATCAATACCTACTTTAGATATTTTACGCATCTGTACCAGCTCCCTTTTTAGCTTGCTTGATGAATTGATTACCATATACCGCCACAGCGCCTACTAGGATGCCCTGTACCACACTCTCCACGGTAAGTCCAAGGATCAACAACACGAACGCGATAGCCACCGCTGTAACGATGAAGATAATCGTCCAGTCCGGTACCTTTGGTGTTTGCTTGAGAACGTACCCAATCACCCAACATGCCGCCAATACGATCAGCAGCCTACCATCAATTAATCCCTGAATAATTTCCCATTGCATAATCTATGCGCCTCCAATATCTTCTTTCCGGTCAATCCGTTTATGGGCTTGCTTGGCCGATTCCTCAACCCGCGTCACCCGCTCCGACAGTGCATCTACACGCTGCGCCTGAACCCTTTGCTCCAACCGGATATCATCCACGCCGCGCTTTATGTAGTCCACATCTGCGCGTTGCAAGGCATCAGCTCCCGCCTCTTGGATAATGTCTTGTCTAAATGATCTGGTGCGTCCAGACCACCCTAAGATGAGGCCGCTAATAGCCGCGACTACACTGATCAGTACCGTCCATTCCATCCTGCTCCCCCGTCTCTATCTGAATATGAAAAGCCCCCTGACCACTCCAGAGGGAATACAGCATAATAATCCATCCTAAGTGAAGTAAGTTTCTAACAAAGCACTATCGATCCATATTGTGCCGCCATTAGCTGTGGTAGATATACCTCTCATGTACAATCCAAAAGGTTGGTTTAAGTTCAACCCGCTCGCCGCAAAATCTATGGTAGCTTGATCAGAAAGGCGAACGCCGCCATTTGACGAACTAATGGTTACTCCATTCATTTTGCCAGTTACAAAATCGACCATGAACATAGTCAAGCGACTGGGATAAGAAAGCATGTCCAACATAACACCACTATTCACGGAACCTGTTGTATTTCTTAATACTAAATGAGGTGTAGCATACACACTGTCAAAACTCATGATAGGACCCGATTTCGAAAAAGCGGTCAACATGCGAATCCCTAAAGGGATATCGAATAGGAGGATATCTCTTCTTGAGTTTGGAGACACTGTAGTATACGGAACATAAATTGTTCGATTATTGCTCGTAGCGGGAAAGACATTTGGACCATCCAACATTTTGTTACTCAATAAGTAATTATCTATTAAAGGCATGACTGCACCTCGTTTCATTGAATAAAATATGCCCTCCGGTTGATCGAAGGGCATAAAAATAGCGTACCACTCGGGTACGCCTGTTACATGATATTTCCGTTTTGATCCATTCCGCCTTCATCCAGTGCCTCAGCTACTTTATCCCGGCTTTGTACTGGAACGTTCTCAAGCTTAATCAATCCTTTATGAATCATCATCACGTATACAGCCAACATAGTCTCACCCCCTTTCATGAGTGCTAAAGCCCAACAGATCAGCAATCTAGCAAATTTAACCCGCATCAGGCATCAGGTTAAGCAACAGCATGTGTAATTCCATGAGAGCGAGTTGATTGGTGTTACTCTCCTGCTCCAATCGCTCATTACGTGACTTCTCTTCCTGTAGACGTGCTTTCAGCTCGCTAAGTTGGCTTTCGAGTGATGGCGTTGGCACTGGTGGTTCTTGTCCTTCGTCAACAGGACGATTGAATAATGGTTCCTTCGTTTCAAGGTCAATACGAACGATTTCCCTTCCATCGAATCGGTCGAATCTATATTGACCATATTCAAGTTGAATGAAGTCGACACTTTCAGGGACAAGTTCTTCCAATGCCTTGTAAGATTGGAAGTCTTGTTCCTTTGTGGATTCAACTTGAACTCCGACATATTCAGGAGTAATAACAATTACATTGCCTGTATGAATAGAGTAATAAATCTTCGAACCAGTGAACATAAGCTATTGCACCACCTTTTCAAAAATAAACGTAGCTTGCATTCCATTTGCAGTTGCCATGTGATAGATACTATTTGACTTTGGGATGAAAAGCTTTAACTTTGGCAAGATTACAGTATCAAATGCTTTAATTTCTTTTTGAGAAAGTATAAGTTGAGGGCATCTAATAGTGGCATTCGAATTAGTAGAACTTGAGTTACAAATGATGACCGTCTTTAGTATAGCGTCGACATCTCCGGGAACTTTAAATCCTCCTTCGGTATTAACTACAGCCGTTCTCACTCTTACGTAAGGGAATTCGCTTTCCACGTAATCTCTTTCGAATCCTGATATATGAGCTACGCATCCCGTCGCTGATGCATACATTCTAATTTCCTCTGTTTCTAACATTGGAATGTCCATGTCGTCGATAATTAAGGTGTCGTTCGGCTTTATTGTATGTTGTTGCATGATATACACATTTCCGATGTACAAAACTACTTGTACAGGCGATGAAGCTGAATTGCAAATAATCACTGATTTAACCACGGCGTACTTACCTGTTGGAACTTTATAAGGATACAAACTTGTTGTAGGGATAGGTGCTGCCGCAAATAATTTAATTGTATCTGCCATTACAAGATTTCACCCCAAACGTTACGTTTCTTAACTGTCGCGAATATGGTTTTGTCGTTAGCGGCTTGATTCCATTCAGTATTCGTCCCTTGTGCAAGCATGATTTTAGATATCCTGCGGGCAGCTCCCGCTAAACCTGCAATCAATCCTATTCGCACATAACAAATGGACGCCCCGGCTGGAATTTCGACAGCAACAGATTTACGGTGACGTGTCGTTGTGGAGTCTTCGGACAATGCCGCAAGAATTGTGGAACCATTCCTTAATTGGACAAACATTTGTCCTGCTACTCCATTCAAATTTTCGAACTCTGCACTCAAGGTGAATGTTTGCCCGGTTTGTAATGTGATGGCTGGCGTTTGGATAAACGTATTTGCATTAGCTGTGCTTGAATCCAATCTAAAACAAGCTAATCTGTCGTCGAATAACTCTTGTACAAAAATCCCTACGTTGCCAAACAGCCACCCATCCAACCCTAATTCCCCGGAACTGTTGTAAATTCTGTTTGGCGTAAAGCTGCTTTTCAATTCCTTCCTTACGTCACCTAGAGCCTTCTCAGTTGGTGCTAATTTCTCGGATATTCCATCCGTTTTATTAGATAGCTGTACGATCCCTTTTTCAGTTAGCGAAGCGTCATTTACCTCAACAACGATGTTTTCCAAAGCTTCCTCTAACTCGTCGTGAGTGACGTAAACCAGAGATTCGTTGATGATTGCTGTGACGTTAGTTGCAGAGCCAACAATCACATTCATATTGACGTCTTTCTCAATAACGCCATCACCGATAGGAGCAATATAATCGGCTGTAGATCCCGCGTTAGCATACATGTACAAGATTTCTCCCTCATCCGGATCGGTTGCAAAAATACCAATCTCTCGGAAGTAGAAACCCGTCTGTACATCAGCATTAGTTAATGTAGCACCCACCACGGCTCTCGTCGCCCCTGGTGGATGCTTCAGACGAACGATGGGTAAGTTCTTAACTGGTGTGATTAACGCTGTCATAGCAGACAAGGCTTGTCCAGCTAATGTTCCACTACCAACTGCCATACGAGTATATTCCAGTTTGACTCCTGTCTGAGCTTTAGCCTGTAACTGCCGTCCTTTATTCGTTAATACATAAATCCATGAAGACATGCCGTCCCTCCTATCCTATCGTTATGGTTTCTCCGATGTGAACCGCAGCTCCAAAATAAATATCATTCGCGTGAACAGTCTCTTCAATGACTACAGCCTCTAGCCAGGCACTTTTTCGCTTGACCGAATTCACTGCCTTGATAAATTCTTCTGCCTTTTCGTTCGTCGCGCTCGGATCGGATGTACGTACCCGGAAATAAAATCTTTCGCCGTCATATTCAAACCATTCCTCCACTTGGCCGGAACCAAAAAGAATAGCTACCAGATCCTCAACGGCCGCTGGTGTACCCTTTGAGAAATGGAACAAGTATGCGTTTTTGACCAGACTACGTTTCTGCTCGATAGGCAGTTCTACATTGTAAAAATCGACATGCAATTGCCACGCTAGTTCGTCAGCCTCGGCATCATTCAGAGTATCGAGCCTGTCAAAAACAGATAATTTCTTGACTGCCTCATTCGTTATTCGAAGCTCCTCATGAATAGCCATCGCTGCTGCATAATATGATGGATCGCTTTGGAGATTGGGCGGTAAAACTCCAATCAAGCCCACAGATGCAATATCATTCATCCGCCAGCCCTCCAAAAGCAGCATTAACCATATTTTCCCGCGCCACCTGTGTTCGGGTTACTTCTGTAAATGCCGGTTCTGTAACGGCCACCCTTTGTGCTCCAGCAGCCATCACACGCGAAATAAGCTCCGATGGGTTAACACCCCTCCCGAGCCTTGATTTTTGCCATATAATGAATCCGTTCACCGCATCCGTTACGGCTGCCTGTATTGTGGCCGCCTCAGTAGCACGTCCAGCCCTGATATAATAGGTTAGTCCAACATTGTACTGCACAACTTCCGGCGCTCGCGCTGTAACGAGATCAGTGAGTGGGCGAACGTTACGGGCAGATGCTGAAGCATACACAGCGTCAAGTATGTCCTGCGTTGGTATCTCTCCACCTACAAGTAATGGAGTCAACAGAATTTCTCCCGGAGCCGGCGATTCTACACTCACATCAATAATCGCAGCACTCGCTGTTTTGGCCCAGTACTCATACGCCCCTTCTGGACCGGCTACACTAAATGATTCAGGAGCGGACCGTATACGCTCACGGTATGCATCGTTGGACTCCTCTTCAGCTCCGCCCGAGCTCAATGTAATATTGCTAACGCTCTGAACGAACGCTATGGGGTCCATAAGAGCGTTTATCTGTCCGGGCATAAATCCATTGCCTGAAACGCCAGAAACCGAGCAAACGGCGCTGGCTTCGCCTGACAGCCCTCCAATAGCTATCTGCAAGACATCTTCCGTCAAAAAATATATTTCCCCGCCACTGCCGTCCGGAGTCACCCTTGTTCCTGCTGGTATAATCGTCGCAGATGTGAGCGGAGCAGACAACGTAAACTGTAACGTGGTTCGTGAAGGTTCGGCTTCAAGCCGTGGCGTTCGGTTATTCGCCCCAAACTCATCAAGAACTTGACCCCGTGCATAACGTAACAAGTTCTGGCTGAACGTTGCGTTAATCTGAACACGCTCTTGGACTATAATCGATGCCATTGCGCTCAGGTTAAGATACTCCGGGTCAGATGGCTGTAATTTCCGTTTAGTAATGGACTCGTGTCGACTAATGATATTGCTCATGATGACTTGTGGATCATCTTCAACCAGTTTTAATACCACGCCTATCTCCCCTCTCTCAGCGCAAAGTAAACAATTGGTATCAATCGGCTCTCTTCGATGTGAACTTCAATGTCTGTTACTTGGACCCGTGTCTCGTACTCCTCGATTGCCGATAATGCCGCTACCTCAAGCAGCGCTGCCGCCGCAGGGGTTGGCATGTCGATAACGATTGGATCTATACCAAAAGACCGATGCATTGGACATGTGCCCATAATCGTCTTGATAATGGTTCGGATATTTTGTTTTATTTCATCCACTCCAGATAACCCAAACTGAAGAGGAGTGTCATCGACAGTAACGTTATACGTACTCATGAAATGTACTCCTCCAAACTCAGGTTATACGTTGCACTCGTCAGATTTCCACGGTTGTCCATCTTCTTCCAGTTCTGCACCAGACTCGTAATTTTCACCTTATCTATGCCCATTCCCTTACCACCAACGCTGAATTTCATAATCTTCCCTTCGCGGCTGTAGGCAACAAGCTTATCCACTTCTTTCCTTGGGTTAAGTCCTAAACGCGCATCGACTAAAACGGTTAAGTCGAAAGTATCCAAACCAGGGCCAAGAAATTGTGAACGCGGTTTTTTCAACAAAACATCATTGTTTGCCCAGCGGTCATTATTGGTCCTTGATAGATCACTGAACGTTCGCACCTTATACTTGGTGACGATAAAAACAATATCCCCGAGCACAGCTACCCCATCAGGTAATGCCATGATATCAACCCCCTATGTTCGCCGCCGAAACAGTACCCGTCACTGTCAAATTTCCATCAATAGTTACGGTTGTCGCCTTGATATTTACGATTTCTGCTTCTACTGTTACATTTTTAGCCTTGATGTGAAAGGCACCGGTATTCAGATCATAGAATACTTGGCTCCCATCATCGAAAAACAAACCTTCCTGACCTGGACTGCCTAGCCATGTATCAGGTATTCGTCCAACACAAAAACCATTGCTCAGCCCATTTCCCAGCATGACGCACAGAACAGTGTCCTTGGGCCGTGGCACACCGTTCCATGAACCTGACCCAGCAGGAATTACTAAAGGCAGACTACGACTTACAACACCCGCCCTGTCTGGAAACGTGACTGTAATTGTACCCGACTCGAAATCTACTGTAGAGCATTCGCCTAGCTTGATTAACTCGCTGATCATCTTACCACCCCAATACTTTTCTGATATCCAGATCCACGGTGTACGGAGCTGTCGCGCTGATACGATGATTGACAGCCTCGATGATGTATTTCCCATCGAAATAACCCCAACCTTTGATGTTCACGGTCAAGCCTGCCGCATACCGAGTGTGTCCGGATAACGTAATCCGAGCGCGCCCCGCTTTTTTGTTCTGCTCGCGCAGACTGTTCTTTGCCAACCTGTTTGCCTCAGCCACTGTTTCCACACTCTTATTTACACGCAGTACAGGCAAGTTTCCCGCACGCGGAAGCTTATACACACCCTTAACAGTCTTTGCCGGTTCTTTCTTACTCTTAGGTATGGTGTACACAACCTCACAGCTCCCGTATGCTGCATTCTCACTATTGAATTCAAATTCATATGTTAGGACATCATCTTTTCCATAAACAATGTCAAATGCGGTTGCAGCCTTCTCGAACTTTTCCTCATTAAACATAACAAGCTTGGCACCGCTGACTTTAAGGGTGATCCCCTCTTTGACAGCAATATCAAGTAAAAATGCAAAGTCAGTTTGTTCCGTTTGATCCAGGCGCTCGTAAGACGGATTGGCCGATGCTTCGTAAGCTAGTGATAGTTTCGCACGTTTGGCAATTTCAGCTGCCACCGTTTTAAGTTGAACCTTCTCCCACGATTTCGAACGTTGCTCTTGTTTGGACTTGTTCCCCTCAACTGGCAAAGCACTGGCTTCCATCGTGATCGAATCCGGCATGCCACCATAGGTGAATGATTTCAAATAGAATCTTCCACAAGGAAGCTTTAGCTGTTCACCCTGCTTGTCCCAATGAAAGGTAAGAATGTCGGCTTTGATTTCATCGCCATTATGTGGAACCCACTCTTTAATCCATTTTCGGTCCCGATCATCAAGCTGGATTGTTATGTCGTCTCCCTGACCGGAGTAGCCATCGTTATAAGTAAAGTCCATCAGATAAGGTGCAATGTCCTTATCCACGTCTTTACCGTTGAATTGGAGTGAAACAGCCGCATAGCGCCCTTTTTGCACAAGACTACTCATCCGATGTCCTCCATGATGGCAGGGAGCTTGATGTCTGTGCCTGAACATCAGGAACAGTTAACTCGACCCCAGCAGTAAAAATCACCGTTTGAATATGATCCAGATTGGCATACATCAGTGTAGTCATAGCGTCGTAGCTGCTTGTGAGTTTATAACTGATCCCATCCCAGGTATCCCCCTGAATGGTCCGGTATGTCGTCATGCAAGGTTCCTCCTTTGATCCCTTCTCTGGATTTGTTTAATCATACTTTCCAACTCATTCAGCCCTATTTTTTGTGTCTGCATCACCTGAGACTTAACTTCGTCCCGATCCGCACCAGTAATGTGGTATTGTGGCGCGAAGGCAATAGATACGCCTGTCGACGTGCTGAGTGCTCCGCTGTCCCTCCCCATAATACGGTTGGCTTCTTCAAGTAACCCTTGAGAGCGTGGCTTGTTGTTCAATGGAATTGCAATTTCAGGACCGGCTTCACCAAAAATAGACGGCTCATTTGCAATGCCGCCGTCTGCATACTGTTTCATTGGTGTGCCGGTTATTTTGGTGATTAAATCTTGCGTTGTTGGTAGTTTCCCAATGGTCTGATAGGTTGCAACAATGTTTATTTTTTTCTCTGAAGGAATTAGATCCATCGTTGCATTCAAATCCTGCACTGCCTTTGTAGCCTTATCAAACGAAGCTTTTCCCTCGTCTGATAGAGTTTTATATTTTGAAGCTTGTTCATCTATCGTCGAACCCAAATCCAACTCAATCAACATTTTCTGCGCATCATAAATAGCTTGGTAACTGCTCTCCGCAGAACTCAACTCTTCGGATTTGGTATTAAGTTCACCTAATACGTCAGCCAAACGATCATTCAGCTCAGTGGACTTGCCTTGGATGTGCTCAAGACGATCAAAAGAATAACCTACTGTGGCTCCAGTCTCGTTCGCCTTATTTAATAATTCATCAAGTTGCCGTACCTTATCATCCGAGTAATTCATATCCATAATACGAGCGTATTGGTTCTCGTACTCCTGGAATGCTACGCGAGCCTCATCCAAAAAGCCTTTTTGCCTTTGTAACTCAGATGTTTGAGACTCCAGCGATGTGATCTCTTCTGATAGATCCGTCATATCTCTACGACCTTCAGACGCTTGAAGTTCGAGTTGAAGTTTCACTCTATCTCGTTCAGCTTCACTTGCACGAAGCAATAAATTCACTTTCTCGTCCAACTTGCCATTCTCTATGTCGTACTGTGTAATGGTCTCAGGATACAACTCCTGAAGCTTTTCAGTTACTTCAGCGAGTTTCTCTTTTTGATATGTGAGATCTCCGGATTTACCCGTATTTTCTTCGATGACTTTATTCAGGTGCTGATACTCCCACACCAAATCATTCGTTGTCTTGGCTTTGTCCGCAACTTCCTCGTAGTTCCGAGAGCTTTCGCGAAGCTCATCGCCCATATGGATCAGTTCTTGACGAGCTGCCTCTTGATGCTTTTTATAGGCCATAACACCCAACGTCAGGGCGCCTACAGCACCAACAGCCAGACCCACAGGGTTCGCCAGAAAACCAATTGCCCCACTAAATTTACCCGCTCCGGAAGCGGCATCCACGACTGTTTTTCCAACGCCTGTAAAACTCCGTCCAATAGAAATGACGTTTTTAGCAAGCAAAGCAGTAGGAACCGCGAGAGCAAGGTCCTTAATCAATTCCTTGTTATCCTTTGCCCAATTTGTCATATCCCGCAATGTTGGCATGAGATCCTCGCCAATCGGGATAATCAATTCAGTCATGAGCTCGCGGCCTAGTCCTTGAATTTCTTTTGTAAGGCTACTATATTTGACGTCTTCGATCTCTTGCATGGTATCGGCAGTCATATCGAACTGATTTCTCGCCTCACCCATGGCTTTAATTGCTTCGTACTCCAAATCTTCAAACTGCGTACCAAATAGCGACACACCTGCGGTGTTCCGCTTAACCGGATCTTCGATTTTCCCAAGCGCTTGGAATATTTGAAGAGTAGCATTTTTTGCAGCCTCTCCACCGCCAGCAACAGCCTGTTCGAATTTTTCAGCATTGAGCCCAAGAGCCTCGTAACCCTCGTAAGTTGTCTTCGATTGGTCTTTGGTACGGATAGTCAGTTCCTTGATACTATCCCCAATTTTGTCTAGCTGGAATACGCCCTCTGCTGCCCCAGCTCCAAACATGTTAAACATGTCATTCGCTCCGAACCCCAGCTTTTTATAGTACACTGAGTACTCAGAAACAGAATCAATTAATTCATCTGACATGTTTAGCCCTTTTTGCATACCCTGAGCTAATAGGTTGTACCCCTGATCCTGTGTTATCTTAAATTGCTTTGCCATTTGGTCTGCCGCACGAATACTTGCCTGTACATCCTCTTCAAAGACATCTCTGAAAATCAGAGCATTCTTTGTAGTCTCTTCCAGCGCTTCGCCAGCCAATCCCGTAACCTGACGCACCTTGACAAGACCGTTTCCGATGTCATCAAAGCTTTCTCCAATCTTTGCGTTGTAAATCTCTTCTGCAACATCCTTGAATTCAGCCATCTCAGCAACGGATGCTCCAGTTGCCGCACCCATTTGATGGACAGTATCATCCAATTCTCCTACAGTGCTGATCATATTCGTAAATGCGTCTGTAACACTTGAGATAATAGCATGAGCCCCAGTGAACTGGAGAACTTTATTAAACACATCCCCAAACTCTCTGGCCCCCGCAGTTAATTCATCAAACGCCCCACTAGATCTCCGCAGGCCATTCATATCATCGCCCAGCTCATTCATATTTCGGGAAATTTGGTCGAATGCCCGCCGGAGCTGAGGATCGACATCGCCATTAAGTTCGAAACGCATTTCATATCGCCTAGCCATGTTCAATCCCCTTTCATTTCCTCCAGCGCAGCTTTATCTTCCTCATATAGCTCTTTATTCGCCTTAACCCATTTCAATAGAACCCAAAAGGGACGACTCATCCAATATGCTGGATCGCCGCCCACTCGGGTGAGTTTCAATGACCATTTCATAATTTGGTTAATGGAATTATCTATTAAGCCGTAACGTGCAAAAAATTCTTCGCTGCACCCGTAACTTTCAAGAAGTCCTTAGCACCAAGTTTTTTCATGAAATTCGGATGAACGCCCGCTGCCCTTGCTGACAACACAGCCAAATAAGCTGGATGTTCATCCTTAAACGCAACAAACACATTTCGTTTACCGGCAATAAAGTCCATGAAATCAGATTCCAAGTTAATAATGTCGTCACCGGACAAACCTTCGTAATCCAAGCGAAGTTCCGAATAATTTTCATCTTCCCACGTAACAGGCTTAGACAGCGGAATAGTTACCACTGTTGGTTTTACTGCTTCCATTTGTTCTTTTTCTTGTTCACTCATTTTGAGTAACCTCCTTGTATGTTTAGGCTAGGCCCAATGCCTTACGCACGTCTTCTTGATCGTCTACACCATTTGTTTTGCTAATGTAAGCCAGCTTATCCAGTTCAAAAACCTCGTCGCCATCGATAAATATTTTGATATACAGTACTTCGACAGTGTTGCTCGTTCCAGTTTCAGCATTTTGAGCCAACGTTCCCAAATCAATGCCTTTGCCTACTCCCTTAATGACAATCTTGATAGATTTAGTAACGAATTTCGTTCCTGTCACATCGTACTCTTTGAAAGCGCCTCTGATTTCCAATTTCTTGACACTTGAACTAACAAGAGCGAACGCGTCTTTATTAATCGTCCGCCAAGCAATACCAACCTGAATCGCGCCATAATGCCCTGCGTCCGGCAAGTCGATTTCTCCCAAAATCCCCATACCCGATACAGTTGTAGTCATCGGCGTCAATGATGGGAGCGTAACGTCTCCCGTGGCAAAGCTGTCTTTGTTGTCATCCAAAAACAGTGTCATACCCGCGAGTTTAATAGGAATATTTTTCATTTAGTTTTCCTTTCCTTACGCTGCGAACATCGCGGCATAATATGAAGAATCGTAAGATACGATAAACTCGATTTCCTCGGCAGGTCCTGGTGGCGTGAGAATTACTCGGTACACCATTCTGCCAGAGCTTAACTGTTCTGCTGGATTATCTGATCCTTTGAATTCGACTCGTCCACCAACTAGCAAATTCGCCCCAACTAACCCATTAATCCAAATGTTTGCATCATCCAAAACCGATTCAACTAGCCTTTTATTTAGTGGATTATCTACTTTACTCCAATAGCGCAGCACCAAGTTGTTCTTTACATAAGAAAACATCCGACGAACTGGAATGAATGCACGCTGGGCGTCCTTGAACTCAGGATATGCACCCGTTTTGTTGCCCCACAACCGATAACCGTCTTGCCAGTTAACAGCCGTCACAATGCCATTATCGTTAAGCATGTTTGCTTGATCATATGGCATGAAGACAGGTGTGCCGTCTTTATAAACCATCCCATCTACATTGATAAGTTGGTTGGATGGTGTTTGTACAGGGAATCCGTTATTAGCCCCATCCGTTGCCAACATTCGCACTGCTGCAATAGTCGAGGAATGATACGTGCGTCCTTTATTCGTGAATAGTGGATAAGTGTTGATGTTCAGCATGGAGTCATACCCGTTATCCTTTTTCCACTTGGCAACATCCATGTATTTTTGACTGGCATCCAAGTCTGTCACGGCGTATGCCTCAAATAGCCCGTTAACGTCTCGGGCTTTGGCTTCCATGATCGCCGCAATGACCGGATCATCTGAGTAACCAGGAGCAAGGATTAGATTTGGAACAAGTTTCGTTACCTGAAATACTTCCTCAATGAGTTCCAGACCTGTACGCACGCCTGTTGTGACATCAGTACCGCCAATGATCCGGCTAGCCGTCACGGCAGATGGATTAAGTGAAGTGTACCCCACACGAATATCTGTACCTGTAATCGACCCGCCTGGAATAACGGCCAGAATCAGTCGCCCAAGTGCATTAAATGTGAGTGTGTAATCTGTATTGAGCACATACGTAGTAGCGCTGTCCGAAGATGTCACTAGCACTTTGTCTTTCAGTACACCTTCAGCAGCAATCGTATAGACCCCATCCACCAATGTGGCTGAAGCTGGAGCCGTAACCGTCACATCTATTGTCGGATCTAATACATTCACAAATGCAATAGGACCTTGCTGCTCATCATCGAAATGCGCAAAAGCTGCTTCGCAAAGTGTGAATTTTGCCCAGTCATCAACGTACCCAAATTTGCGCTTATAGTCTTGCATATTAAAAGCCAAAATCACACGATCGGTAGCCGCATAAGGGTCAACAGCTAAATGAACTGGAGCTGTGCCGATATATACAGGCAACGTGTTAGCCTGTGCGCCCGAGGGTACAGCCTGGTTAAACTCTTCCGTTGTTTTTACACCGTGTGTCATTGATTACACCTCTCCCATAGATCGATACGCGGTATTAACCATACTACCGATCTGCTTTAATTTTTGTGTAGAAGTCGCTAGTTCATTTACTGGAACGAACAAATGAACCATAAGCGGATATTCGTCATACAACGTCCGCAAGTATGGCGGCCGTCCTCCAATAAACGTCTGATTTGTCCGGACGGAAGCTCCGTCCTTTCGAATCGATGGACCAATATAAACCAACTGTTCTGGTAATTTCGTCTGCGCAGTAATCTTACTCGAAGCCTGTTTTTTAACTGGCTGTTCTTGCGTTTCTTCCTTTTTCGCCTCAGTAGACATCCTTCCATACCTCCTCTTCGATTGTTGGCATAATCCATGTGGTTGTCATCCAACCTGTCCAGTAGGGGTCAGCCTGTTCATCATGCATCCCCATATTCAAAGGGCGCTCAATTCGGCACGGCCATCCCTCATAGGTTTCACGGAGAAGTTGAGTCCGTACTGTTTCCATGAGGTGTAACAGATCCATATGCCCCGCTTCTCCTTGTCCATGGCTACCAAAAACAAACCCCACTTGAGATTCCCTCGCAGTGTCATCTTCCGATTCGCTCCAAGTAACAATTATGAAAGGCCACCGTTCGTCAGAATCCATCTGATTCAATGGGAGATCGGTCTCCTCTTCGTAATCACCTGCCGCACGCGGTGGTAAATCCACTAAATACACATTAGGTCGGAGACGACTAGGGCCAATAATCATTTCTCTTGTCTGTTCCTCAAGAAAGAGCTTTAGCCGCTTCATTAATTCAACTGGAGTCAAGTTCTAAGCCTCCCCAAAAGACGGTCAAGCTCGTGAGGTAGGCGTTTCTCCATCTCATCTGCATAAACCGCTTCAACATGATCAGTAACCTCTTTATTTCCCACCATTACTGGAACCGCAGGTCCCCGTAACTCTTTAATGGGAAACCTCTTTCTGCCTGCTCTCTCAAATACGCCGATATGGCTACCGACTTTTGCCAAGAAACCGTTACGAATGTTCTTTTTGTTTCCACCACGCAGTACAGCAGCCTTTACAGGTTTCTGTTTTTTCAGCTTCTTTTTAGGGGCAACATTAAAATTAATTAGTGGGATGGAATTACCTTTTGACGTCAAAACGGCACGGAAATTACCAGCAGCAGCCTTTCGCACGCTGATCGTTTGCACAACCTCACTTTGTTTAATCACGTAACGCTCACGCACTTTTCTACCCGTTTCCGTTTTGGCCCGCTGCGTGGCCCTGTTCATGCTGGACAAGACAGCCTGTTTGACTGCCTTATCCATTTGCCGAACCGAACGGCTAACCTGGCGGAAATTATGTCTGATCTGTATGAAATCACTCATGGTCTCATCCCATTCCGCCTCAGAGTCAGCCGCCAAATGCCCACTTCCGGAGAAGCATCAGTAATTGTGTATCGATTAAAATCCAAGAACAAGGACTGATCTACTACCGGAGTAAACCAAAGCAAACCCGCTTCGACATAAATGATTGTGGTATGAGAGGAAACACCTTCGCTCGTTTTGGCAGGTTTGCCATCCATATCATAAGCATCAATGATGATCGGAACTGATCGATCCGTCCGCACCTCTGATTTATCAATCGTAGACAAAGTATGCAGATCAGCATTCTCATCTAAATTCATGAAAATGCCGATATCTGCCGCAACCATATCTTTAAACGCGCTCATCTTGAATCTCTTTCAATCGAGCTTCGATCAACTTAACTGCTCCAGCTCGTGGTTTCTCCCTGCCTTGCTCTTCGTCCAACAGAGCTTGAACAGTTTCGGCATCAGCTAGCGTTTTAACATGCTCAGCTAGCTCCTCGACAGTCTTCAAGGGCTCCACAGTGACTGTATCGTCTGAGGGTTGTGTATGTTCTTCTGAAGCTTCATCCACTTCTTCAAGAGCACCTTGCCCCTGAAGCAGTTCGACCATATCCAAAGGAACATGCCCTTGGATATTTTCCCCTGTCTCAAATAGTCGGCCGCCAAAATTCAAAGGTTGTTTTAGTATCTTTTGCTCCTTCATTTGGAAACGCCCCCTTATTGTCCTGGATTCATGAACATGCCTCTAGAATCCAACATCGTCACACCGTAATCGAAGTAGATACGGAAATCCATGCCCAAACGATCAAACGGAATATCTGTTTCGAGTGTCGGCTCCTCCTGACCACGCAGATAGGTTACCTCGATTGTATCTGCAATGTTTGGATCTGCTGCAAGATACCAAGCAAACTCAGAATATTGATCCAACTCCGCATCAACAACAATATCCATAGAATTACGGAACACGTTTGTTACCCCGCTGTGTCTTCCTTCTGGATCTGCTTCACTACGGATGTATTGAGCAGCAGCCGTCTCCTGTTCAGCAGGAACAATCAGATACTTCGGAGCAATATTCAAAGTCGACTCATTCCGAATACCCTTTTGTGTACGCATTTTCTTACGTCCTTCACTCATAGTCGTGGTGTTGATGCCACCAGCAGTGCCCAAGTTGTTGTGATCAGCACTGAACATGTTCTTACCATCAAAAATAAGTGGATTCGATGCGATCATTTTGTATACGAGTTTGTTAATGCCTCGTTTAGCCGCGATAACGTAAGCAGCTGGAACGCGACTCAGTACACTCAAGTCATCATTAATGAATGCCTCACGAGTGAATCCCCAACGTTCAGCATAGGTAAGTACAGCTTTCGTTACTTTCTCATCTTTCATAGCTTCGTCATAAGGAATTAAGGCGTTTTGCGCAGTGCGTTGAAGCTCGCCCGCTTCAGAGATCCGATAGTGTTCAGCGGCTTTAAAGTCGGAGTTGGAACCCTTACCAGTCCAATATTGGAAAGTCGTTGGTGCCTCCTGGTAGGCTTGAGACAATGATTTATTGGCCGCATTAGATAAGATAGATTGGAACGTAGTATCCGGAGACAATGCCCGTTTCAGTAACTCCTCATCACTCATTCGGTGCGCGCCTTGAATACCAGAACGTTGCAAGCATTCCACTGCCAAATCCCGCATACGCATTGAGCGAAGCTCAGGAGCTCCATCCGCAGGTTTCGAAGGAGAACGTCCAGCACGCATCAGCAGTGCGTCCGAAGCAGCTGCACGGAATTTGTCACTATCTTCTGTTCCTACATGTACTGTAGAACGTTGAGGAGCACGGTCCGTAATTTGCTTTTGCAGAATAGCATCCTTAACTGCTGCAACCGTACTACCATCATCAATAAACGCTGCTGCATCCATACCGAAATCCCGGCAAAGCGTGTTGATCTCCGTAACGCGAGCTCGTTCCGCAACAATACCCTGTTGCGTTGCTTGAGCTGGGTCGATTGCCGGAGGAGCATTACCACGTTGACCATTATCTGCTGGCGGTGTTTGTGTTCCTCCCAGCTGTGTTCCTGTATCCGGAGCGTGCACCAATCCTTGTGCGGCCAATGCCAGCATTTTCAAACCTTTCATATTGTCATCCTCACCTTCATTTTGATTAAAACTGCGTCCTACACCTACGGATGGATCTGCTGGTGTCGGTTCGATACTGATTTCAAAAGGTTGCCACTTTAGCGCCACGTATGCTGGTCCAGTATGACGACCATTAGCAGACGTTTTACCTGCTTTAACCTCTTCCCATGACGACACGGAATAGCCGACAGACACCCCTTTGATAATGCCTTTTTTTACTTTCTGCCACACCTTATCGGAATCGGCATCATCATCAAACTGAACCAGCGCCCTGGCTTTCCGCTCTGAATCGTCGAGCCACACCTTCTGAATAATCCCGATTGGCATCCGACCGTAATTCTGATCACGGCCATGAGCAAATAACAAAACCCCGACTTCGTTCAACCGTGTAAGGTCAACCGCAGCGGGGTCATGGCTTAATACTTCACTACCGAAATACCGTTCATAAGGTGCCTCAGAGGAAAACGACAGCTCAACGGTTCGATTGTCTTCATCCAGCGTGTCCCTGCTAAATGTTAGGGAACGCGCAAATTGTTTCTCATCCGGCTGGCCGCCATTTCTATGCAACGTCCTCGGCATCTTTATCCGCATCGTCCTCGGATTCATCTTGCTCACTCTTTCCTGCCCCCTTTCCAGACTTCTCACCAATTAATTCATTGATTAGATTTATTTCTGCCGCACGCTGAATCACAACATCCCGCCAATCTTCTCCTCGCTCCGCACAAATTCGCGCAAGCGTATCTTGATTGGAGCTCAATGCCGTTTCATTCGCCTTAGCCTCTTTCAGTGGATCAATCCATGTGCTTCCAGGTGGAACCCATACATGAGAAGTATACTTTTTCTTATTCTCTGCAAGTAGCGGTAAATCGATCTTACCTGTCAGATACATAGATTCCAGAAACTCAAGATAGATCGGTCGCAAAAACCGGTTGATGATCATGTTTTGCATTTTTTTGTAAAGTTTCCGATCTTCAATCAATCCTTGCCGTGCGGATGAATAATTGACCTGAGATAAATCGCGCGAAACAGCCTCATAACTGAGCCCAAGTCCAGCAGCTATCATTCGGACTAACGTTGACAAGAAATCACGGGTATTTGATGCCTGTCCCGTTGGAATTACCGTCTGCACCTCATCGCCTGGGTTTAACTCACCTACCATACCAGGAGCGAGGGATAATCCGCTGTAATCGACTTCTGAGCCTCCACCCCCGCGCACACCTCTGCCAACACCACCAGTCGGGGTGCTCTTTTTAATGAACACCGACATACACGCTAAAACCCTCTCTTTAATAGAGATGGCTTCTATATATTGATTGGCGTCCTTAATGCGATTCATTGCAGTGGCAAGCCTTGAAATTTCTCTCACTTGTCTCGGATCTTTCTTATCAAATAGAAAAATAACGTCTTTAGCAGGAATGCGCACGGATTCAGCAGGATTATGGAAGTAACCATCGCTCGCCTTTTTGAAATGATACGCGACAGGTCGATTGAAATCATCAAGTTCAATACCTTCCACAATACGCTTGTTCTCACCAGGAACCAGTAACGTATTCAGTTCATCTACTGATCGTAATTGAATCTTGAAAGGGAAATCAGAATCGTTGACATACACCTTCACAGCACAAATACCGCCGTCCACGTTATAACGGCGCAAAAGCATTTCCGTCATTTCTTCCATGGATTGCGTTCCCGTAATATCTATATTCTCGGGTTTACAAAATTCCTTCCAAAGTCTTTCAATCTCCTGATTCAACTCACCTGATGCATTCCCAGTTACATCATGTGGTATCTTCGCTTGTAGCATAATGCCGGTTCCAATGACATTTCGTTCAAATGCGTTCAGAATACCCCCAACAATATCACTGTTGTGCTCCAAATCTTGAGCCCTGGCACGAATCAACGCACGTTCTCCGCGTTTCTGTTGCTCATTTGGCGAACCCGAGGGATTCCATCCGTGATTCAGACGCCCCCGGCCTCCTGAGTCAAATACACTCATTCCACTTCGCCAAGCCGCACGCTTGTATGCCCATCTTGGGCTTATTGTGGCTATGGATCGATCAATCCAATTCAAATTGTTCACCTCCCTTCAAAATAAACTACACGGAAGATGCCTCCGCCCTCTTCTAGAGATCGAATTTCAGCTTCTAGACGTGTGCGCTCATCATACAATCGTCCTAAATCCGGCCTTTTAACACTCCGGCTCCCGATTCGGTACTCTTGAGCCCCTCCGTGAATAGCACTGATTGCATTCTTTACCTCGGCCAGCTCTGCGCGCAACTCTATCAAACGTTCTTCCTGTGTCATATTTAATATTCACCACCTTGTATCCAAGAATTTTGTACCGTCTTTTTCGCTGGTTCAGGTTTTGGCTCGGGTTGAGTCTCGTAACGCATATACCGGATTCCCAAACAGTCCGCCGCAAAGGCAGCATAGACTTCACAGTCTAAATAATGATTGTCTGCATGAGATGTTTTCGGCCGCCACACTTCCACGTCGTTTTTACCTCGCTTTTCAATCACTTTTTCCTCTGCTGTCACTTGCTCAGCATAATCAAGATCGCAATTGTCATAAACAAACCATCCTCCCAATTCGTCAACCTTACGAACCAAACGATTGGAAATAAAATCTTTAAAGAACCCACCATCAACCATGTACAGCCTTAACCCGTACTCGCCTCGTTCAGCTCGATCTATGTTGGATAACTTGTATTTGCTAGGCAATGGCGTACTCGAGCCTTTCACTGCAACAGCCCACTCGCTGTTTTTGGCACAAAAATCATATGTCTCATCAGCGTTGTAACCTGAGTCGATAGCACATAAGTTAATGAAATATTCCTCCCCGTCACGAGAACAGTACGAGATATTCATTACCTCTTCGACTTGCGCCCAAGTTTCAAGTACACCATGCCGGATGTTATGACTTGTCATCCCCTCACTCCAAGCCCGAATCGTGTAATAAAACCGATCCTTCTGGACATCGACTCCGCCAGTCAGCAAAATCGTTTTGTCGGGAACAATCCCCTCTTCATAACCACTATGCTTTTCAAGCACCTTATCAGAGTTCAATTTGATCTGCGTGTTTTCCCAGCACTCGGCCAGCCACGAGTTAACAAAGTTCATCAATTCTTCTGGTGAAGTTTTAGATGTCATAAACTCTGCGGCCACATCTCCAAAACGAATCCATGGACTGTAAATGGCATTCAGGCCGAAACCGGTACGCCGTTTCAGTTTTGTTGATCCGTTTTTATCGCGCCATTGACCCGCGCGAAGCATGGCCGGCTTGTGAGCATCACGAATGATCCCTTTGCAATGCTCGCATTCATAGTGAGCAGCCCCTCGAATCACTTCGACATCCTGTGACTTATCAAATTTGACTTGTTTGAAATTTAACGTTTGGAACTGTCCGCAATGTGGACACGGTACGTAATACTGCAACTGCACATCTGCGCTTTCCCACGCTTTCCAAATTGGTCCTGTTCGAACAGTAGGCGTAGATGTCTGCATGATTTTCTTGTTAAACGGAAATGTTTTGGTTCGTTCTTTAGCAAGTGAACGAGGGTCCGCCTCTTTCCCCGCAGATTTCGGATACTTGTCCACCTCATCCATAAATAGATACCGGATTGGACGGCTCGAAACCTGAGCAGGGCTGTTCGCTCCAACAATAACGCAGTACATTCCGTCAAACTGAAGTTCAGCGTCTTTTGATGCTTCTGGCCGGAACCTGTTGCGTAGTTCTGGACTCAAGTCCATCATGGGTTGCAGTCTGTTTTCAGAAGTAAACTGCGCCAGTTCTTTGTTCGGATACATGACCATGCTGGGTGATGGATCTTGAGCGACCACATAAGCCAGCATATTATTCAGGCATTCAGTCCCCCCGACTTGGGTCGGCTTTAAAAATATGATTTCTTCAACACGTGGATCAGTGAAAGCATCCATAATGCCACGCAAATAAGGCGTTCTATCGGTGGACCATTGACCAGGTTCAGCAGATGTTTTACTATCCAATACCCGGTACCGATCGGCCCACTCTGCTACAGTCAGCTTTTCAGGTGGTCGCAGAACTTGGAAAGCTTCAGTCAGCCAGTCAGCCCATTTACTTTTTGCTGGACTTCTTGGCACTGTACACGCCACGGACTGACATCTGCTGCAATACCGCAGTCGTTGAATCCGCTATGTTTTGTTCAACTATCCGGACCGTTTCAGGGTCAACAAACGGCGCGACCTCCATCGCCACTCGACGGCTGTAACCAGTCATTGATCGTTTTAGTGTAGTAAAAAAGCGCTGAAGTTCAGTTGTTACTTCTTCGCGCTTAACATACTCACCCCTGGCAATAGCGTTTTTTAAAGCCGCAGCTTCTGCCTGTTGTTCCTTCAACCGGGCCTCATGCTTCAGCTTTTTGGCTGCATCCGTCTTCGGTTCCCCTTCCTCATCGTCCTCATCGTCGCCACCTAACTTGTAATCCATCACCCAATCATGACAATCTTTCAACGGGTACCAACCACTTTTCATTTTGGGCATTCCGAGCTTCACCCACTGTGCAAGTGTGTTCCGATGGACGCCAAAGAGCTCGGCAGCATATGAAGCACTGATACATAAGGTTTCTTCGATTATTTTCACATCATTTTCCAAGCCCCAAACACCTCCTCAAAATGCACAGTGCACAGTGATTTTTTTTAATAAAAAACAGCCGAAAACCGGGGTCATTCGTACCCGCACCCCACCCCCGCCCCAGGAAGGACCCAAATAGGTCAATCCACTTCAAATTTCAATTGAGATCCTCATACAGCGTACCGAATAAGGCGTATCCTATTACATCGCGATCCAATATGTCTTCGATCCGATCAAGTTTCTTCAAGATATCCTGAACAAGGTGTGTGCCCCCGAGTTCGATAATAGCTCGTCCTCGTAGGTGACCCAAGTCTATACGATTGAGAGCATGGGCGATATCATCTGAACCATCTGACACTCTGATACTCAGTTCCTTTGCAGCACCAAACAACTTATCTTCACTCTCGCAATCAATCAGCAACTCTGTACGGCCTACTGCGCTAGTCTTTGTTAGTAGTAACTCTGACACGATCGCTCTCCTCCTTCGGACATATTGTTCTTTTGCACATCTGCACTGATCCCGCCCACTCGCCCCAGACGCAACCCCTGCATCTCTCAGGTTGCATCTTGGATATGTACGGTATTGGTGGTTCCTTGATTGCTACGAATCGCGGACTTCTAATCAATGGAGATCCCTCCATCCATAATTACAATCGCTTGGGAATTAGACTCGTGGAGGCCAGCTCCATTGTTCCAGCCCATCTCCTTGTCTAACGTTCACAGCGTTGAACTGCTTGCCATATTCATTCCATACACCTAGATTGACCATTCCTTCTGTATCCGGGTTAACATAAACAACTACTGCTGCCAGCGTCCGCCCTTCACTATCCTTGAAATGAACAATCCGCCCTAATGTTGGTTGCATAGATATCACCTCGTTTCTTTAAACATAAAAAAATAAGCCACCCGCTGTTGGATGGCTTGCAAAAAGGATATGGAGAAAACACCGTAGTTGGCCTTGCCGGGACCTGCCCCCAGACTGTTGCTACTCAGACCATGATGCAGGCCCGTTAAGAGCCTGCTATATAATTATCCGTATTTATATGGCCCGCCCGGATGGAGCGAACTTGCGGTAACCTTGCCCGCATTCCCCACGTCCACACCGCCACATCTGAGAGAAGTCAATAGACCCTCTCCGGGTCACTCAGCATGGTTGAGTCCTGGGGCGATAACGGGCACCAAGCACACCGGAGAGGGCTTAACCTCTCTATGTGCCTAGTGTAGAACCCTTTCGCCGTCAATCGATCGTCAACATACAGTCAAGTTGCCGTCAGTTTACCGTCACTTTTACGAAGGCCAAAGCATTCCGCAGTCCTTCAGCGTGTTGGCGATGCTCTTTAACCCCTTCTTGATACGTCTATCTACTGTGCTCTCGCTCAATCCCTCATTCCGGAATCGGGCAACCGTGTATTTGCGTCGAGTTGAATTCACATATTTATGCTGGATAATGTCTCTTGCCTCTTTATCCAAGATCGCATTAATAGCCGTTTCCACTGCACTGACTTGAATAGAGTATGCAGCTTGCTTTGAAGCTTGCTCTGCTGTCAGCCCCTCCAGCTTATCCAATACTTTTAGGGTCGCCCTCCACTGGTGGTAATCCACCGTGAGCAGATCCACAACCCGATTGATGTCCTTATCATCCGCACTTGGTATCAATTCCATTTGGACCATCACCGCCCCCATGCTCTACACCCTCTCCTGATTGATTCTTCAATCGGTCATTTTCAACGAATAACAAGGTGCATCTATGCTGCCAATAAGCGACATCACGATTCAATGACTCTACCTTCTCTTGCTGAATGTCCATATGAGAAGCGAATTCCCTATCTTGGTTGTATAATGCCTCTCTGTTGCTATCTGCCAAAGCTTTATACTTGTCCAGCTGCAGGAGAACCGCACAAAACAATTCATAGTCTGATTCACTGAAGTGTTCCCTCGCCAGACTTTCTATTTTAGCCTGTGCGGATTCTAATGTCGGTTCGGTCATTCTGCCACCACCTCAGACTTTTGCAACTTCTTATACACGGCCTCAGGGATCTGAGTAATGATTAGATCTCGCTGGGCACGTTTCTTATCTGCTATATCGGCAATGGCTCGGGCTGGATGGCTGCTTTCGAACAGCTCAACCAACTTCCCCGCCAACTCACTTTTAAAATATCTGATTCTCGCCATGGTGTTCCCCTCCATCACACATTGTTACATGTTCAAAATACAAATCCGAGTCATCCAGCTCTTCGTCATCGATGCGGGTTATGGTGAACACCCGGCAACATACCGGGCATTCTACTGTATCCCCTAATTCAAACTCAACCGGCATTGATGTCCGCCCCTATTGGTTTGAAATCCCCGATGTCATCCCCGTATGAACCCTTGTACACATCGCGGTCATGATCCCAGCAGGTACGACACATCTTTTTACCAATAGCAAAGTCATGAAAGTGTGGATGACTCAATTCAGCAACCACCTCGCCGCACCAGTCGCATTCTCCGCCATTTGTGTACTCAGACTTGATCTTGGTCACCTGTTCCTCTGAAAGCTCCACAGTGCCAATCACAGAAGCTTCAGCCATTACATCCAAATCAAACTTCTCTGGTAATCCCGTATATCCGTCTGCCTTAAATTCCAGAACAGACGCTTCCTCCATATCGATCACCAATTTGTCGCCTATTATCACAAGGTTGTATTTCAAAGATATCCCCCTCTGCATTTAAAGCATTCGTTTTCTTCTGTATGAAGCTCCCCAGCCATCATCCTGCTTTGGGATCTCATTTGTGATATCAAGCATTTCCCGCTTGTACAATGATGTGAAGCAGGCGGGGTCAACATCTATGACCCACTTCCCGCGACTGTTCAGACGACGAGTGACTGGTTTATTTTCATAGCACCAAAGCATATCCTCATCAACCTTATCAACAACTACCATGTTTCCTTTGTTCAATCCTCGATTGACCCGGCATACCATTCCTCGCTGGTACTCTTCGAAAAAGAAGAAGAGGAAGTGCATGGTTACAACTCAGCTTTCATCCGGTCAATGAGTCCGTTTGTAGCAGCCTTATACTTGGTGTGCAATTCTTCATCCGTTTTCCCGACGATCTCCAAAGCACCAAGCAAATTAGCAAAGGCATCGTTCAGGTTCTTGAAGTGTGCTTTGAATATGGCCGCTTCCTCACCTGTGCCTTGTGCAACCTTTTTCCGCAACTCTTCCAACTCGGCCTCGATCTCTGGCGGTACCTTCTCAATCTCGATAGTGGCAGGAACAACATCAATAGGTTTTGCTTTCAGTTCCTGTTCGAGCTGCTTGATCTGTGCAAGCGATGCAGCATGTTGCTGTTGTGATTCCTCAAGAGCTTCTTGGAGCGCAGCAGCTTGTCCATCATCCTCACCAGATTCAGCCTTAGCCGCAGCTGCCGCAGCTTCCTCTGCTTGGGCTTGAAGTCGTTCAACAATCAATGCATGGTCCGCCTGCTGTGTCTCCAGCTTCTGGCGGAGCTTCTGTTCCTTCTCCATTTCCTTCTGAGCTTCTTTCAGTGCTTTCTCTGCTGCCTTCTGAGCCTTCTCGGCATCCTTCCGAGCCTTAACCGCTTCCGCCAGCTCACGGGTAGACATGTTGTCCACATCATTCTCCTGAACGAACGCTTCCCGTTCCTCCGCAGGGATGCCGAGCAAGGCCACAGCCTGCGTATAGTTCAAACTTCCAAGCGCTTGGGAATCGGCGTTATCTCCAAACAAAGTAAGCTGACTTGATCCGTATTCTTTGAATATTTTCATGAGGTTATTGGCTGTAGATTGTTTATAATCAACAGAATCAGCCAGCCAGTTCATCCACTCACCATGAGGCATCATTTCTTTGGCTTCTGTGAGTCGTCTTCCAATCTCAATGGAGCTGTGAAGTACGATCTGCTTTGTGTGATCCTTAATGCTGTTAATCTCAATGGCGATTGTCTCGATAGTGCGGATGGCTAATTGGCTCATACTGCTACCCCCTGATTAGTTGATTTTGATTTCTTTAACTTCGTTTTTTTGAACTGTTCGATGAATTGAGACACCTCGTCTGTCATACTGATGTTCTTCATACCTCTACATTGGATAATATCCCCATTTCGAACTTCCAATGTGTAGAAGGGCTGTGAGGGTTCGCTTTCCTTCCGTACAAAGAAAATGTCACACCGCCCTGAAGCATACCTTTCTGCGTAGCCGCCTACACAGTGCTTGAGCTTTTTCCCTTCCTGGACCAATTCGTCAATTGAACTAGCAGGTTTGATAATGAGACCGTTAAGTTTAAAGGAGAAGCATCTTAGCTCATTAGCTCGTTTAACAATCTGTTTATCTCGGCCTTTGTCCCGAATAACGATAATTTTACGCGCAGTCTGTTGGTGTGCCCTCTCAAGATCATTTGGAAAAAGGATACTAGATTTTGTAGTGTCTAAACCCAATTCAAGACATTCACGAAGATAATCCCGATATTCTATAAGAACGTTGCCGGCTGCGTAGTGCCCCCGTTTGTTATTCCGGATCTGTTTCAAGAAATATTTCTTTATGTCTGCATTGTTAAACTTCCCATCAAGCGGAGGCATGTTCAGTAAAGCGGATAATTCATTTCTTTCACTTACAGCTGCCAATCCGCTCAACTTGAAAGCATCATCCCAGGTAGGGGTTAATCCATCCTGTTTAAGCAATTGATAGCTTCGCAACCTGCTAAACTCAAGATGGTATTTCTCTCGTCTAAGTTCCTTTATTTCTGCTTTTGTCAGTCTCATCACTTTTTCAGGTGTATCGCCACTCCAATTAACTGCCCCATACGTGGGCAAACCCTCGATCTTACCTTTTACAAGGTGAGACAAACCGAATTTAGTCAAGAACTCCATGCATTTGTATCTAGAAGCGAAGTCGAATACCTCCACCCTGTCTGTGATGTTGTATTGCTCCCAAGTGCAATATTGAAACGGTGTCCCTTGGACGACAGCAGCTATATTATCGACACTATGGTAACTGTGAATATTACTCATACTTTGTTTCGTTTCCGAAAATGGCTTTTTACTCTCCACCCAGCTACATGAACGATTCCACCATTGCATTTTACGGACATGCTGCCCTGGCTTACCCCACTCAAAGAGGTAACAAGAAACAACTGTTGATTTTGTTTCGGTAACACGGTAGTCCTTTCTATAATCCCTTTCTGAATAAATCCCCCGCGCTACAATAATATTCGGATTTATCAACGATTTTTCATACCAAAGCAGGTATGACTCGTCATGCAACTTGGAACGACCTCTCCCACTCGCTTTTACGTATGCAGTAGCCCGGCAATGTGGGCATTCTGCAATTTTCCCATGACGTAACCCTTCAGAAGCATGATCAAGCTTGCATTTTGTGCAAAAAGCGTATTGCTGTCTACCTTCACGATGAGTGAACAAATACACACTCCAGTCCATTACCTGATCCGTAATATAATTCTGTAATTCATTGCATATGTCTGTAGGGAAATGCTTGAAAAACTCATTATTATTTTTCATGGTTATCACCCCTCATAATAAATCGTCTAATTTGACATCAAACCGCGAAGCCTTTACTTCCACTTGTGGGGGTGTCGGAACCGATACGCCCTGAAGACCAAAGTAACTCAGTACAATCGCAAACCCTTCTTCATCAGTCAGCATAGCCATGCCGCCAACCGCCTTTTTCTTGGCTTCTGCCTGCATTGCAAGCAAGCTTTTCGCAATTGTTTTATCAGCAGCCATCACCTGATCCGCAGTACCAGGATTAACCTGAACATGCCCAATCAAGAAATCCCCAATCAGCTTGATGTATGCGTTCGTACCTGTACCATCCATTTCAGCCCTCAATTTTGCTATTACTGCTTCCATGTTCTTGCCTCCATTCATTCCGTTTTTTCACCCAGGCAAGCGCACGATCCTTGCCAGTATCCTGTATCACATAAGACACACCTTCCGGCACCATAATGTCTGGTGCCACAGCCAACATGCCGTAATCTGTTCGAACATCTTTATCAGCTGCTATCGGATCGAAGAGGGATATGACCAACTTGAGACGATCCAACGTATAGCCTTGATCGATTAGTGAAGCCACGGCCCTATCAATACGCGCCCTCATTCCATATCCGGCATATGATTGGCGTAACTCAATGGCCCTCTGCTCTAATTTGGTGAGCTTGTCCGCTTCGAGTTGTTCCGCAGCTCGTGAAAACAATGGGATGTATCGATACTGATCCTTTACCTTTGCCGCATAAATGTATCCGGCTGGTTGCTCATCTTCAGCCACGCCCGCGCCCAGCTCCCCGCAGCGCCTTTGCCCCAGCAAGATATCACCTATGGGCCGATCCATATTCCAACGCCCGCCCGTAACCCATTCACCGTTGACTTCAACTTGCCGCGGAACGAATACCGGAATACCGCAGTTCGCCACTTCTTGCTTGTTCAACCATCGGTGTAGTGGGTTCATTAGCGTTCACCAGCCTTGGACGCCTGTGAAGCCGCTGCTTCACGCATCATTGCTTCAAATTCTTCATCACTCGGACCAGTCGCCGGATTAGTATCATGCTGCACGATAGGAATCGGTGTTTTTCCACCTTTGCCGCCGCCCGCGCCGCCGGAACCCTTTCCACCTTTTGCCTTATCCGAGCGCATCTCTAAAACCAAAGTACCGAACTTTTCCCTGAACTTACTGCCAGATAGTACATTTTTCCGCCAAAACACGCTTTTCGGTAGCCAGTCCATCACATCACGAATGAGATTCTTGTCTTCTTGGCCGTCAACTTCGACCAGCAGCCGGAAATCATCTGCCCATGTCTGCATGTTCGAGCGTTTCGTCAAGTGCAAAACACCTTCTGCTTCCGCGAATCCATCTATTTTTTCTTTCAGATAGTTCGCCATTTTCAGAAACGTGTCTCCTTCTTCGTAGACCCGCTTCACTTTTTTTCGGGAACCTTTTTCCGGTTTTTCGCCCGTTTGCGAATCCGGCGAGGCCGAGCTTTCGGCGGTCTGTTCGGATTTCGGGTTTTGACCTTGATCTTGGTTTGGATCTGGGTTTGGCTCTTTTTCTTGGTCTGGGGGTATATCTTTTATATCTTTCTTATTCTCAATCTCTTTCTCTATCTCTATCTCTGCATTGGATTTCGTTTGGATGTCCGTTGGACTTCCTTTGGACTTCTTAGGGACAGAGGTAGAAGAGGACTTTGCTTTCTTTTCCTCTCCTCGCTTCTCAGCCTTTCGAGCAGCGTCCTTTTCTTTGTTCTGAATGATCTTTCCGCCTATTTCCATCCAGTTAACAATCCCGCGCCCCGCCTCAGTTTCTTCAATATACCCAGCTTCATTCAGAGCAGAAATAAGCTCCTCTGGATCTCCCTTGAAATGCATTACATCCGCAATGTCTGCTGCTTCAATTTCACTTATGTTTCCGTCCGGTGCCCAGTCTACCGCCCACCACCAAAACATGTGTAATGCCCCTACCGCAGTCGGCCTATCCATACCTGTACGGCGGCAAAGTTTGCCTGTTTTGGGGTCTCTGTCTGTCGCTACGTAGCTTTTTATCCATAACATTTTTAGATTTCCACCGCCTTCAATCCGACATGGGCAGGACATCCGCACACCGTCCGGTGGATGTCCGATGGACATCTTGCGGACATCCTATGCATGTCCTACTGCCAATATTGTTTGCCGTCTCCGACTGTGTAATAAATGTAAAGCTCTGCCTGCCTATTCACTTTCCAAGCCCGACCATCAGCAGTTTCATCTGACCAATTATGACAAGTGCCAGAAGCATTTTTAGGACCGCATAAAACGACAATGTTCCATGGCGCGCGTCCTGTTCCGTACTGGCTTGCATTGATCATATGTGCACGTTCAAAGCGGTACCGCGGAACACTGCAACCACAACGTTCACATTTCGTGTATCCCGCCTCACTGGAACGTCGGTAAACTTCTTTGTTCACTTTGGCCGTAATAGCCGTGTGCTGTCCCTGAGTAAGCTTATGTCGCTTATGCTTAGGCTTAGGAACAGGATTCAAACCGAACTCAGCCATGTACTCCGCCTCCTGTTATATGCATTTCAATCCGCACCCGTAGGCGCAGCTCATAAATCTTTTCCTTCACCGAATTAAGCTCGTTCTTCCAATAAGCCTTTTGCTCCAATGCATCGGCTTCGATCATTCGCAGTTCAGCAGTTGCACGAGCAGCCGCCACTTCCTTCTCACCGCGCTTGGCTGTCGCCCTGGCTTCAGCGTCGACATTGTCACGCAACACATGAATCTTTGCGTAATCTCCTTCCTTCTGGGCAGAGACTCGTCCCATAAGCGTATGTGCATCTGTGAGCAGACGAATCATCTCAATCATTCCACCAGGAGAATCTTCGTCGTACTCTGTAGCCTCTTTTCGGAGTCGCTTAATCTGCTTGACATACTCATCCATTTGTTCCGCGCTTGTACGTGAAGTGTTCAATTCACGGAGATAATCGTTAATGTCCACCGCTTACCTCCTTGTTTTGTTATTTGAAATTTGATATGATTGCCGTAATATTTTTTTGAATAGTATTAAATCAATGACTACGCGGACCAGGCGTGGTCATTTTTCTTTTAACAGTGCAATGTATTCCTTATGGTGACGATCGTTACAGAACGTCAATTTTCCCGCCTGAACATAACTGTCTCCGTATTCGATTTTCCGGAAGCATAGAGGACAATTGCCAATATGACGCTTTGGTTTCTTCTTACTCTTTGATACGACAGGACCACCTTCGGTGCGTTGAATCTTATCCTCAATCTTCTTCCTACCTGCATGTAACTGCTTGAGCTGCTTTTCATCTGTTGCATCCATGATCTTTCTGCAAATTTCGTTATGCTGTTTGCGTAGATCCCGGCGTTTGTTCTGCATCCCATTCCCCTCCTTCCATACTTAGAAATGAAAGTGAGTCATCAAACCAACTCGCTGTGTCAGGATGTTCAGATTGCATTTGTTTCAAAAGTTGAATGCGCAATTGTAACTGCTGATTCATGTGTCTGCCCCTCCTGTATTCCAAGATCCGTTTTTAAATCAGATATCTCTTTATCCAACCAGTCGTTTCCCGCATCCATTGTCTGCTCACTATCACGGAATGCCATAAGACTCTGGAGGTGGACCCAGGCGAACCAATTCAGAGATACAATTTCAGACATGTTATATCCCTCCTGTGTTTTCTTTCCTATGTTCCAATACATTGTTGCACCGTCCGAATACATTGTTTCATTCAGCAAACTGTTAACCCACAGAATTTGAAGCTTCCTTTTTTTGATCTAACCAACTGAAAAAATCTCTCTTATCTACCTTTCGGGAGATACCAATTGTAAAATTCGGTATCCCTCCTGACTCTGGTTTGACATCAAAGAGTGAATAGACTGTGCTACGAGATAAACCAAGGTAGTTTGCGATTAACTGTGCAGATAGGATATCTGGCATCTCGCTAGCAGTAAGAATTTTAGCCATGTGTTTGACCCCCTAAGATACATATGTCTTTTTCGCTCGTTCACTAAAAGAGACCTCTTTGCCAAAAAAAATATAGTCTCTTGGAGTGTGGTAAACAGATTCAATCCTTTCAACATTCGTCCATTTAATCGCGGTCGAATCCTTTTCCCAAGACCTGAGCGTTGGAGGTGTTATCCCCAACAGATCTGCTGCTTCAGCTTGTGTATAGCCTAGCTTCACACGCAATGATCGAAGAGTGTTTTTGAGGTTCAACGGGACATCTGCCAAGTGCAATCCCTCCTTTCATGTTTTTCATTTTAGTTCTCTTTTGGTGAACTGTCAACAATGTATTTCCTCTTTTAGAAAACTTTTTTGCTATTTTGTATTGTAAAAGTTCTCTATTGGGTATACTATTACAGAGGAAGCGATAATTCTTAGGAGGCGTTAAACTTTGGTTGAAAATGATGTAAAACATATATTTGCTAAGAACATTTTGAAGTTACGGAAAAACAAAAATTTGACTCAACAGGCATTAGCTGATGAACTTAACTTAGGAAAGACTACTGTTTCACAATGGGAGTCAGCTCAAAAGCTACCTAATGCCGGAAGCATTGAGAAAATAGCATCTTTTTTCAACATTCCAAAGAGCGCCCTATTTGAAGAAGGATCTAGTCAATTCAGCACATTTGGCCGCATGGTAAGTGTACCTATAGTTGGGAAGATATCTTGTGGAAATGGCATCCTTGCATTCGAAGAAGTTGAGAACTATGAAGACACACCAGCAGATTGGGTGTCAGATGGTGACTATTTTTATTTGATTGCTAAAGGTGACAGCATGATCGGTGCACGCATACATAATGGAGACTTGTTGCTAATTAACAAACAAGAGACAATCGAGGACGGTGAAATCGCTGCGGTTCTAGTAAATGATGAAGTTTACCTAAAAAGGGTATTTCGTCAAAATGGAAGCATAATATTGCAATCAGAAAATGCAGCTTATCCTCCTATTGTCGCTTCACCAAACAACGGAAATGAGATTTACATTATTGGGAAATTAAAAAAGGCTATAGTTAATTTTTAAGGAGGTTTTATTAATGCCATATGTCAGACAGAAGGGTAAAGGATGGCAATATACTGTAAACGTTGGAATTGATCCTGCTACAGGAGCTAGAATACAAAAGTCCAAGGGTGGTTTCAAATCCGATAAACTTGCTTATAAGGCTGGGGTTTTACTTGAAGAGGAAATTGCTAACGGTTTATATACTTCTGATAAAGGTATGACTTTTGAAGAACTTAAAGATGAATGGTTTGAAATGTATCGTACAAGCGGTAAAGTGAAAATTAGCTCTGTTAGAATCAGAGAATATGAGTCGAATAAGTTATTGCCTTTTTTTGCAAAACTAAAAGTAAAAGATATAACTAAAAAGATGTACCAATCTGCCATAAACAAACTGCATGAAGAAGGACTCGCTCATATAACACTCAGTGGTATACAGAGCACAGGGAAGATGATTTTTAAAAGAGCTATGGAGAAAGATATTATAAAAGTTGATCCTACTCAATATTCATACATCCCCAAAACTCAAAAATCGGTAGAGGAAATCGAAGCCGAGGAAGAGGCGGTAAAGTATTTAGAGAAAGAAGAGCTTGCCCTACTCTTAAAAACTGCAGCTACCAAAGGTGGTCCCCAGGATTACGTTATTTTCATGTTGTTATCTTATACTGGAATGAGACTCGGTGAATTGATTGCTTTAAAATGGAGAGACGTAGACTTGGAAGATGGCGTGATAAGCATTACTAAAACCTGCTACAACCCCAAAGGGAAGATTAAAGATTACAAGCTTATTCCACCAAAAACAATGAAATCAAAAAGAAAAATTGAGATAGATCTATTTGTTGTTCAAGAACTGAAGAACCACATGCACTGGCAAAAAGAAATAAAGATGGCCAACAGAAAAAGATACCATGATGAAGGATTTGTCATAGCTAGAACCGATGCTGAATTTGCTGGTTATCCTGAAATAGCAAAGGCGATCCAAGTCAAAATGAGAAGATTCATGAAGTCGGCGGGTTTGAATCCAAGTTTGACACCTCATTCATTGAGACATACGCATACCTCCCTCCTGGCTGAAGCAAGAGTAGACCTTCAAGAAATCATGGATAGGCTAGGCCACAAAGATGACAACACAACTCGGAATGTTTATCTACATGTAACCAAGACAAAAAAGAAAGAGGCTGCTCAGAAATTCTCTGACCTAATGAATGAAATTTGA